AAAAAAGGTCTAATTATGTTTGACTGTCAAAGTATAGATGACATTCGAAAAGTTGGTGATATACTTAGCATTGTAGGATTTAACATGCGATTCGCAAATATAAAAATTAAGGAAAAATCAATAATGAATGAAGAAACATTAATTCTTTTACAAATTGATAGAAATATTGTGCAAATAATTAATTTATCTGAAAATTTGAAAGCAATTTATGAAAAAAAAGAAACAATAACACCAAAAAAAAAATTTATAATTGAACAAATAACCGGAAATCTTGGGCCACAACTAAGAGAATATAATCATGAATTATTTTTAAATCACCATATTGAAAGCTCAGTGTATGAATTTAAGTTGGATTTGTGTTTGTGTATTTTAAATGAACTTGAATTTTCAATTGCTGATGTTGGTGAAAATGCAACAGGCTTAGAAAAAGAAGAAGCCGAAAAATTACGCAGATTAATAAACTTCCGTTATGTTCAAGAAATTCGCCAAATTATTCACGACGCTAAACGATTAAACATGTTGAGGTCTTATGAGTAACGTAAATCACCCGAAACACTATTCGCTTGATATTCATTGCGAATGCGGTAAAAACATAGAATGCTTAGATATTGTAAAAAACTTACCATTTGTTGATGGCAACATAATTAAATATGTTTGGCGTTGGAGACAAAAAAACGGAATTGAAGATTTGCATAAAGCTAAATTTTATCTAAATGAGCTTATAAAGAGCGTTCAAGAACAAAAGTTAAAGGCAACTCGAAACACATTAATAAATGATTTAGATTTAAATGCAAGAACTAAAAATTGCTTATTAGCCGATGGCTTGCACACAATCGAAGATATTTTAAATTTACTTTTCAAAATAGGCGACAAAAGAGCGTTACAAAGAATTCCGAATTTCGGCAAAAAAAGTTATAACTTATTATCTGATGAACTTACTAAACATGGTTTTGTAATTCCCAAATGGAAAAGTTAAATTTTAGCGCAACACAATCAGATGAAAACCCAGATAAACTCTGGGTTATATGTTATAAAATGTTAAATAATTACATGAGCGCTTGTTAAATATTTAGGAAGAAATATGAAATTCTACTACTACTACTCAGCGATGAATGCTGGCAAGACGACATCCCTTTTACAATCAGCATATAACTATCAAGAGCGGGGCATGAAGACACTTTTATTGATTCCTGCTGTTGTAGGTAAAACTAGAATAGAGTCTCGTATAGGCCTTTCTAGCGATGCGATGGTGTGGGATGCCGATACATTTGACGCAAGTTTACTTAGAGGCATAAGTTGCGTATTTGTAGATGAAGCGCAGTTTCTCACAAAAGCACAAGTCACATTTCTTGCAAGTGTCGTAGATATTTCAGATATACCAGTTCAAGCCTATGGATTGCGCACAGATTTTAAAGGCGAACCATTTGAAGGCAGTAAATATTTACTAGCTTGGGCTGATGAGATTAATGAGATTAAAACAATATGCTCATGTAGTAAAAAAGCCACAATGAACATCCGTATTGGTGCAGATGGCAAACGAATTGATGAAGGCGCTCAAGTACAAATTGGGCGCGAAGAATCTTATGTATCAGTGTGTAGGGCGGATTTTTTTAAATTCAAATAAGGAAAATAAAATGGATGACAAAACAGAAATGGTAATTAAGGCGGCTGTAGAGCATTTAGTTGAAGGTCTTGATAACATAATGAAAGAACATGCTTTTTACCAACAAGAAATGAATAATAAATTATGTACTTCTATTAATCGTATTTATGATGAACTTGAGAAAATTGCCCAAGATACAGCTCACATGACAAACAATATTAGAGTTAAATAATAAATATATTACTCTAACTCTTTCAACGCATCTTCATGTTTTACTGTGACTGTCTGCTCAATGGTTTGACGGTCGCCGTAAATCTTAGGAGCTAATTTAGAAGCCAGCCATTTAACTGTATCAGCTTGTAAACGTTGTGAGGCTACAAATCCAGGGTCGACTTTTTGATTGCCTTCAGCATCAATATAATAGGCTTTTTCAGCAGCAATTTCTTTGACTTGTTCAGCTAATAACTCAGCTTGGAACTGCTTTGCTTGTGTGTACATGCTCGCGAACTCGGGATGCTTAAATCTCCAAACTCGAATAGCCAGTTCATCAGGAAACCATTGATACATTTTTGAAAGGGTAGGCAAGCCTTCCGTGTGTGTGGCAATTGTTTCGCATATTTTTTCAGCAAGCTCTTTGCTATACATTGTTGGTCGGGACATATTCGTACTCAAAATATGTATTTATATCATCATCACTTAAATTTAAATATTTAACTAGATTTCTTAAATTAATTCCTGTTGGTTTGAATCTATCGCGTTCCCATGAGCGTAAAGTATCATCACAGACGCCAAGTAAATTACAAAATTCCATTTTTTTAAAACCACAGCACTCTCGCTTGTAAGCAATGAATTGACCTCTAGTCATTTTAACTACTCACTACGACGGTTTCTAGATTTCTTCTGAGGCGGCATAGAAACTTCTTCAACATCTCTTTCCTGTTCTTCCATTTCTGCTTGCTCATCATCAATGTCTGCCGAATCTTCAACATAACTTTCATCATGTTCTAGATCTTCAGACATGTCAACATAACCTATGCCATTACATACATAACATTTTTTACGCATACCGCCTAAACCTGTTGCGTATTTTTGGCCTCTACATTGTTGACATCTTTGATGCATGGATTTACCTCAGTTTTCCACAGATTCTGTTGATAAATCTGTTTATAATTGTAAAAAATGCTCTTGCAACCCAGTATTTCTGCGGATGCAAGTTAGATTGATAACTTACCAAACAACCTGTTGCATGTCAAATATAAGCGTATTATAATTATTTAGTAAAATATATGTTGACGTAACCTAAAGCTATGCTATAATGCAATCATTAACAACGAGTAGCGGAGATAAAAATGTTTATAGAAAACGAAGATAGATTACGTGATTACTTTGACAACATTTTACAAAACGGCATGTTCGGCGACGACGGCAATTTAATTTGTCCAGACGAACCCAATCCCCCATCAGCCAGTGACGTCAATCTTTATGACCTTATGGGCGATGATTATTACCCTTACCTTAGCAAAGATGTTAATGGTGACTATACTCTTATTGTTGAAGATTTTGACAACAAAGTTATCGCTGAAGACGTACAAATCAATCCTTGTGCTATAGATGGCTTTGCAGAGTTTTGCCGACGCTATTTAGCAAGTTATGACAGACTTAATAAATAATTATCAACGAGTAACGGAGCGCATATGAACAACTGCCACGAATGTCAGTGTAACTGTCCTAATGAAGATTGGCATTATGAATTAATGTATTGGCAAAAAAACCCAGAGCCATACATTTTAAGCGAATATGATTTAAATTTAGAAATTGGATTAAGCGGGCTGAATTAACAGCCCTATCCACAAACCGGCTTTTCCTGGTGCTGACACCTTTATCATGTAATTGGCTATACCAAGGAGCACATGAAAGGCTGCCAGCGTCGGCAGTATAACAAATTTTTTTAAATAACCAAGGAGCAATCATGAAAAAATTAGTACTTTTAACAGTTTTATCCGTTTTATCAAACATTACATTTGCAGAAGTTTGCAGAACTTATTGCACAGACCATGGGCCTGGATTTGGGCAAAGTTGCGAAACTAGATGCACCGATTATTAATACAAGAATATTTTCCTGATTCAATCCAGCACTGAATAACATAAGCTAAATGTTCAGTGCTGTATAAACCATTTTTTATATCTTCTACGTCGCAATCAGCAATCAAATTCTCCCTTACTTCTTTTAATGTAACTTTATTTCTAAAATCTAATTTTTGATTTACTAACTTAATTGCTTTAATTGTTTCCCATTTAGCATCTTTTTGTTTATTAGTGCCGTCTATAATGGATTTTAATTCCATAAGATGTGAATTCATTTTGTTCTTAAAAGAGCGTGCGTTTGTTCACTATAGCTTTTTATTGGCTTGTTGTTTAATTTTAACCAAATATTATAACCATCTTTATATTTTTGTGTTTTTGAAAATAAATAAATTTGATTAAAAATTTCTTGTTGATTCAATTTGGTATTTTTTTGTAGTTCATAAATTAAATAATCATGATAATTTGTTTGATATTTCATAAAAATTTACCCTTTAACTTTTCAAACATTTTTTTAATTTCGTTTTGGCTTTTTTCTGTATGAACTTTGTTTTGAATGTCTCTATAAATTAAAGCGTCTTTTGTGGCTTGTAACTGTTTATTTAACCTGTACCGCTCTTCTTGTTCCACTGTAGCTGGATAATTGCTTGTAGGGGCCTTATTTTGAGTTTTAGAAGTGTTTGCCTGTGATGGTAAAGATGGAATCTTTTCATTATCCCATGGGTGGCTATTTAACCACGTAGAAATATTAGGTATAAAATTATAATCTCTATTTTTAAAATCATTTTTAAAATAAACATTCCATAAATCTTTTAATTCTTCTAATCGTTTATCTAATTTTAAACTTCTCCATGCTTTATATGCATTCCATTTTGAACCTTTTTTATTTGTTGTTTCCCAGAATTCTAAAAACTCAGAACTGTACTCATTATTTTTTTTGTTTTTTAAAACCTTAGATATCTCTTTATCTTTATTTTTATTTATATATCTATTTGGGTGTCCTTCTGGAACACCCCCCCCGTGTCCTTCTGGAACACCCCCCTCACTCTTTTCTGTGGATAAGTCATTAGTTTTTTTATCTAATTTTTGATTACTTACTGGCATGCAAACTGGGTGACCTACATCCCAACACCACACTTCAACTTGTTTACCATCAGGCTGAGTAATAATTTTTTTATCTCGTGATAAATACCCTTTCTCTTTTAACCCTCTCATATATTTTTGCAGCATTA